TGACATAGGTATTCTTTTTTATTATAAATATGTATGATGTTAATTTAAAGGCCCTCCCCATTCTGAATTAGATGGTTTAGGTCCATATGCTATATTATTTTCTGTATCAACATAAAAATCTCCTGTTTTTCCTAGATTATCAGAAGGTACACCAGGTTCTCTATAAACTCTACTTGGAGCTTCTATTAAAGATGTTAATAAATTTTGTTGTTGCTCTACTAATTGTTGAATCGTATCTGAACGTTGATCTAAATCAGTTTCCGAAACATTGATATCACGATAAAATTCTGAAGGCAGTAAATCATTATAATCAAAATCCGCTCCAAACTTATTAGAATCATCCAACGTTGGAATATCTAAACCAATATCTTCACTACATGTAGAATTTAGTGATGCAATTGCAGCTGTTAAAGGCGGAACTAATGTTTCTAACTTAGATAATGCTTGGTTGGGTACGGCTTGTAATGGCTTTATTGCCTCGATAGCATTAGTAATTAATTCGTCTTGTAATTGTTGTGCAATATTAGCAATAAATAACGGTGCTGTGACTGGATTCAATAACTGTGCTGCTGCAATAGTATTTTTAATTGCTAACCCTGTTCGTACAATTGTTTGTACTTGTGAAATTATTTGTTGTATTTTAGGTAACTCTTCTTTTAGTTGTTGCAAGTTATCTTGAATTGATTGTAATGTATCTTTAACTTTTTGAACTCTAGGATCATCACAATCAATGCCATTTGGTAATTTAGAAACTTCTTGTATTACCAGTTTCATTTCAGCAAGTATTGAATCTAATAAACGATTTAGTTGTTGTTGTATAAAATCAACACCTTGTGCTGGTAAAGCTGCAATTTGCGTAAACGGTGGTGTAACTGCCATAATTAATATGTATTTTTATTTATAAAATATTTTGAACTTAAAAGTTCTTGTAATTGTTTTTGTGCTTGGTCTGCATATGTAAGATTAATAAATGTACCAGACGCCGATCCACATTGTATAACTGTGCGAAGTTGATTTATTATACTTTGTAAAACTTGTAATAATACATCGCCGTGAACCATACTTTCCGTAGCATCTTCACTTCCTAGTTTTATTTCTCCTGTAGAATTTAATATAATTCCTAATGGAGAATCAATAACTACTAAGTCTTTACGAGCTTTTAATATAATCCTATCCGATACCCCTAATAATTGAGACCCAATATATTGAGATTCACTACCTCCTAATGTAATACACCCGGTTAATGAATTTGGTTTTTTTTCACTACCTAATACAATTGGAATACTCTGTGTACTAGTTAAATATATTGAACTATTATCCTGATTAATATCTTCAACAACAAATTCCTTTTTTTCTAAATTTTCTCGACCATTTGCTAATATTATAATCGGGTCGCCATTTACGTCACCAGACCATGTAGGAGCTTTATGATAATAATTATCTTGTGGTATAGTTGATACTGTGCTTCCAAATCTTATACTGTTTCCAAATCGACCTTGCCATATATGATCTCCTTCATATGGCTGCAAAGAAGATATTTTTTGTTCAACAAACGTTTTTCCTGCAGGATGTTCTTGATTATTTATTTCGTTATGCTCTGCGATCGTCCATGTAGCTCCAGTAGATTGATTATTATTTACGCCGTTTTGTAAACCTAATGTTTGAACTAAATACCAAGATTTATCTTTGTCTTTATCAGATATTTTTTGTGTTGTTCGTTTAACCGTTTGGCATACTAATATTATTTCTCCAACAACAGGAATCTTCATATCATTTAATGATACCGGCCGGACAGTATAGTTATCAATTGATGTATGATTAGTAATAGACCGAGCTATAATTTGAAAGAATCCTCTATCTGCAGCAGATGTTGAATATGCATACGCATTATCAGTATTTAATACTTCAGCAACATCAAATTGAACGTTATTATGCTCAGACATCTGTGTTTGTGTCCTTTAATTTAGATTTAACGTCTGCAATCTTTTGTTTTATTTCTTGATCTTCTTGTTCAATTTTTTCTATCTCATCTTCTAATTCATGAGTCAAAGTAGTTTGGGCAATTTCAATAAGTTGCTGTTTTTCAGATTCAGATAACAATGAATCAGCACCTGATATAGTTTGGCTTGTAGATATATAACGTTGAACAATGGCAGTTAATTTAACTAAATGATCATCATTTTTAACAGCAACATCTAAGTACTCTTTAATTAGCGGAACTATTATAGTTGCATCTGAAGCATTTCTTATAAGTGGTTGAAGTTGTGATATGAGTTGATTAATCTGACGATCTTTCTTTTTTGAATTATGATATACATCATGCATAAGGTCAGCAAAACTGGTTCCTTTGAATATCTCTTCATTTTTATCCATACATGACTCCTTTAATAATAAATATTAAAAAGGCAATTTTATGAAGTTTTCGTTTGCGTATTCTGAAAATTTTATTTCGTAAAGATTTTTTAATGTTTTAACTACCCTAGTAATATTCGTTGTAGGTAACCCTGTTCGCTCTCTAATATAAATGTAAAGAGCTTTTTTATTAAAGTTTTCAATGTTTTCTCGCGTTTCAAATAAATGTAAAATTGAATCAGCTACGTGAATATCTGTAGTATTAGTAAAAATATAATTCAAATTATCATAACAATATTCAACAAACTCATCCATAAAATATTTTAAGGTTTCTCGCATATCATCATTATGCATTTCTGTTGGTATATTTCTTTGCTCGTCAATATCAATTGGTTCTCTGTCTTGTTTTAATTTAACATATGCTTTTTGATTTTCAGCAATAAGATAGTTAAAAGAAGTTCTTGTATAATAAGAATATGACTTCCCAGCATCTGGTTTAAATTTTTCTAAACGTGCAGTTAAGTATGTAACTAAGTCAGTTTGAAGATCTTGAAACGAACATTTGTTTAAAATATATGTTGGTTTCATTTTATTTATTAAATTTTCAGTTAGTTTCATAAACGGAGGATATATAAATCGTCTATATATCTTTTCTCGTTGAGCTAAACTATCTGACTTATTATAAGCACAAATAGCTACGTCTTGAATACGCGTGTAATAATTATTACTTTTCTTCCTCTTCCTCGGCATCAAATTCCTCTTTTAGTTTTTCAATTACATCGTTTAACAATTCAAATGTAGTTCCAGCTTCATCATCTTTTTCAAATGCACCTAATCGATCGATCCTCTGCATTACAGTATAACTTTGTTGTATTTTGTTATACATATACTGGTTAGTATCAGATACAGTTTCATAATATTCTTCTTGATCTGCTAATACCCCTGCTAATACATATGCCCTATAAGCAAAATATATAGTAGTACCTAAAAACAATACACTTAATATAATAAATGTTATCATGATATATCCTTGAAAATATCAGCAATAGAACTTCCTATTCCTGGATTGTTTTCTGCTAGATTTTTTATAGCTGTGCTTTTGGTTGCCTTACTCTTTTCTGACACTTTAGCAGGTGTTCCAGCTTTATGATTTCTCCATCGTTCGTATTCTATTTGTGCCGCCATATGATCACCGTGATGTAAAATGATAGCCATATTGGTTTTTAATTTAGCCTGAGCGCTTCTTGCAACAAAATATGGTTTATTAGAATCATCATACATTCCGTCATGAATCTTAATAGCTTGATATTCATTCCAAGACATTGGTATTTCATATTTTTGTAGCAACCAAACAGAAAGATCTGGTACCATTGAGAAAGGAATATTTTCATTATGCTTATACATTCGTCCCATATTCTTTCTGTGCCAATCTGAAGTCTCTACTTGATAAACTTCATTACCATCTCCTGGAAATCCTATTTTGCCTAAGTCATGATGCATTGCTGCAAACATTAATTCTTCTAATGTATACCCCGATACATCGGCTCCACTTTTTTTCCATAAATTATATAATTCATGAGTACAATCCATTACGCGAAGTACATGGTCTATATAACCTCCTGCAAATGCATTATGGTAATGTGCTATCGAAGACGCCGGCATCATTGCAATACGTTCTTCGAAGTCGTCATACATTTTATGAATTTGTTTTGCTCTTGTAGGAAACTGTAAATCGATTTCTTCTCGAAACGTTTCCCAATTCTCTTTTATTTGATTTGCTTCTAACATATTATTATAATATTAAATTATTTTCGTAATTCCAATACTTTACCATTTACTAGGTCACTAGTGCATTTCCAACATGTAACTTTGGAAGCGTTAACATCAACTCTTTGACAGACTCGATC